ATCGCCTACTGAGATGTAGTTGCCGATCGATTGCCATGTATCCGGATCCGTACCCGGCTCAACACCCGTGCTCTCTACCACTGCGCGATAGAGAATCCCATCGTGTCGAACGAAGTCGCCGGCAGGATAAGTATCTGTGTCGTTCCATTCATCGGCTTTGAGGATGTCCTCCAGCAGCCCGTTGAGGGCTGCCACCTGCTCATCGGTGTATTTTCGCGCAGCGTCAATAGCTTCATTGGCCGCAGCAAGATCGCCAGCCAAACGGTCCAGGATTTCCTGGGTGATGCGTTTGTTTGCCGCCAGCGCTTCCTCGTAGCTCTCACCAATCCGGCCGTCAAGCCCGTCGATCACCTCACCCAGATTGGCCTTCAGCTCTTTACGCACCACGCGCATCTCGTTCGACAGCGTCCCGGAGGTATTGCGAGAGCGACAGGCGAATGTCCACAAACCCGACGCTGGCAGCACCGCCTCAAATGCTGACGGGTGATAGCCGTCGTCGCCAAGCGAGGTCATGCCTGACCATATCGGATCCGGCACATCCCCCGGCACATAACGAATCTCCACTCCAGCGAAGTTCGCCGACTGGATGGTGTCGCTGAAGAAGCCCCAGGTGTAACGGCGAATCCCGCCGCTCAGCTGCTCAATATCGAAGATATCCACCAGCACCGGTGGGGCATCGGCGCCATGGGTGGTGTAGATCAATGAAGCGGCAACTCCGGCGTTACCATCTGGGCTGTATGGCCGTACGGTGACTGGGTAAGTACCGGCGCCGGGGATACGCCAGGCGGCGGTCCGGGTAACCGTGCGCGCCACGTGCTCGAGCTCTTCATTGCCGTCAATATCGGACAGCACCACGGTGTCGCCCACCGGACCGGTGACGGCGAAGGTCGCCTGCAGCTCGGTGTACTCGGTATCGCCCTGCACCACCTGGCGCTCTGTGATTTTCAGGTCGCTGGCCGTCGGCCGGGTTTCCAGCCGCGAATCATTCGGATCCGGGATGTACTCACCCGTCCTCACGTAATACCAAAATTCTCGGCTCTCGGCCACGACCTCCACTGCTGCACCTTTAAGATCGCTCTCCGGCCGGATTCCGGTGACGCGCACGCGCAGCCCCGGAGTCTGCTTGAAGTCGTAAATCCACAGCGTGTCCCAAGCCGGATTATCCTCGCTGCTGCCTGGCATCGGTGCATCACTTGGCCACACGCCGGCCAGCTCCAGCATGTTGCTGCTCCCGTTGAACGGGGCCACAGGCAGCACGCGGTAGACACGTTCACCCGGGATACGCAGGCCCACAAACGCATTGCCCTGCGTAGGCGCCGGCACTGGTTCATCGAGCTGCAACGTGGTCCGGCCGTTGACGGTGGTGGCGCCCACGATTCGGCCCCCGAAGCCCCACTGCGTCATGTCGTGCTGCAACGCCAGCATCGACATCCGGCTGTAGGACAGATGCTCGATGTCGGTGCTGTAGGTGATCGCCTTGTACTGATAAAGGCTCTGCGCCAGATGCCAGCGGGCCAGCATCACCGCATGGGCCTCAGTGGTGACACCTTCGCCAGTCACCTGGGCCGGATTGAGCATGGTCGTCACGCCCGGGGCGGGCACGCGCAGGGTCTTGGCCTCCCAGGTTGCTCGATCCAGGTAGGTGTATTCGATCCCGTCGGCGGCATTGGCGAGCGTGTAGTCGACCTGGAACTGGCCCTTCTTGATCGTGGCCATGTTGACAACGCCGGACAGAGGCTGCTCATCGGCGGCCCAACCCACTGATAGGCGACCACGTGGCCAGCTGATCTGGCCAAATCCGGTCAGGGCCAGAACATCCAGCACCTGCTGATGGCTGCGCACGTCGGTGATCCAATTGTCATAGGTGAAGTTGTTCGCCGCGCAGTGAAGCATGAACACCTTCATGCCCTCAATATCAATCTGCCGGTCCGGCAGCGCCATGCCGGCCACCAGAGTGCCGTCGGGCGCGTAGACTCCTCGGGCATAGGCAAGAATCTGCGCGCCCGGGTTGCTGGTGCGCTCGGTGACCCACTGGTCGCCCTTCCACACCGGTATCGGGAGGGCATGCGCTACGCAACGAATCTCATCTGGTGCCCCGTTGAGCTGGCCATTGGCCTGCATGCGAATTCCGATGCGCGGGATCCCGGCATAAGATCCTGTATCACGCTGAACGCTGGTCAACGTTGTCCAGACGAATGAGGCCTCTGCGCCTTTGCCGTTGGTGTTATTGCCGGCCACACGCACGCGCACGTCGTACTTTCCCTCCGCCACGTCGATGGCGTAGCTGGCGCGTTGGGATTTATTGTTGCTCCCCCTGACGTTGTAGGTGCCGAACGTCCGCCAGCCGGCCCCGACCGCACGGTACTCGATCTGGATTCTGTCCCGGTTCTCTTTATCGGCCCCCTTGGTGGTGCGGTCGAAAATCTGAAATTCGACGCCCACCATGAGTCGGATGGTATTGGCCGAGCTCGTTCGCTGTACCCATGCACCTGGTTGTCCTTTGGGGTCGTTGGCCGTGTCCAGCAACGTGCCTCCATCGATCACATCTGCATTGCTATAGAGAGGAATTTGCTGGCTGGGCATGCCAGGAAAACCGTTGTGCCAAACCCTCACGCCATCAAAGGACGATAGCAGCGCGTCACCGTTATACAGCGCATCTACGCTATCCACATTGAGCCCTGGGGTAAGCACCATGGACAGAAACTGATCATCACCCTCGTACCAGGTGTAGGGCTTGCTGGCCACATCGGCAGCGATGCGCACTGAGCCGAACAGCAGGCCCAACGGTTCATAAGGACGGGCACGGTTGCGCCCGGCGGCTATTGAATACACCGTGGGCGCCGCTGGGCTGACCTTCGGCTGCTTTGGCTGCAAAACTCGGTTGATCAGCACTGACCCTGCCATGTAAACGGCGGTGGCGGCGGCGACTCCATAGCTACTGGCGACCGCCCCGGCTCCCCACCACCCGGCCGTCGCAGCGCCAAAGCCGAAGGTGAAGTAAGTCAATGCCACAATGGCAACTAGCGCCACGGCAGAACGCCCAACCGCAGCGCGCGCTTCGATCAGGTGCCCATGTTTTGGGCGAACGTGTCGCCACAGCTCGCGAGGCACCACATGCCCGCCGATGGACACATGCCAACCGCGCCCATCGAAGTCATCCACATGGCGGGCCAGGAAGGCATACAGCGACTCGCCCGGACGAAGATCAGCCGGCTGGTTGCGCTGACCATCCACCAGCACCGGATGCGGGGTGCAGATAAAGCGACCAGCGGCCGCGTTGTGCTCCATCAAAACCATTCGTACATCCCCTCGATGCGTAGGCCGAAATCGGCCAGATCGCGCACGCGGTGCAGCACGCTGCAGCCGTTACGCTCGTTGCTGTGCAAAACCCAACCCTCATGGGCCAGAAAGAAGAAAACCCCGGCATGGCCGGGGCTCCGCTGTCCGTGGTCGAACATCAAGACCAGATCGCCGTCCTGTGGCGGTCCCTCGCGTGGCTTGGCATATGGACGTGACAACATCGACAATGCCGCCTCCCCAAGCCGCCCACGCGGCCGGACGCTAGGCATGTCAACTCTCCGGCCGAATAGCTCCCGCTGAACGTGCACCACCAGGTCCGCGCAATCGCATGACTCGGGGTCGTAGGGGATGCTGCTGAAGCGCTCAACGTCCGTCAGGCGCATCAGAAGATTCCCGGCAGCGTATGTGGATTGGCCCGCAACCGAACTGCCTGCTGGCGGGTCAGGTAGTCGACACCGCAGGCCGCCGTGGCCGTCTGAGTGTTGACCGAGACGCTCGTCATGGGCAGGTAGTGATCCTGCTCAATGACGTTGGGGTCTGCGCGATCGGTGATTATGATGCGAGCGGTAACCAGCTCACCAGGTTGCAGACGCTCCAGATCTTCGGTTATGGCACGGCCTACGTTACTCAGCACTAGTTGAGCACGCGGCGCCTGGCCACTGACGTCGTCGGGTAGTTTGAAGCCGAACTGCATTCCAATGAACAGGACGCCATTACTGATCCAGTCCTGCGTGTCGTTGGCGATGCGCAGCACCTCCGGGAAGGACGGCGCCGACACCTCCAGCAGCATGAGGGTGCCGGTGGTGTCGGTGACGCGCTGGCGGCGTTCGAGGAAGGTGCTCATCGTAGATACTCCAAAGTCACATCGCGTACCGAGAATTTGAACCGCGTCATAAGCGGGATCAGTGTTCCGATGCTGCCCCCTTTGAATCTGGCCGAGATGGGCTGCTGCGTGCGTGGGTGAAGGATGTCGAACCACCCTATGCGTTTGATCTCATCGAAATACCACTGCTCAAAAGCAATCGCGTCCTCCGGGCGCTTGAACTGCAGCGTGGCATGCAGCTCTTGCATGACCTGCGAATTGACGAGGCGCTGCTTTGGCACGCTTCGCTCCATCTCAATCCGCTCGACAGAAGGGTCGAAATCTTCGCTGTAACCTGCATACCCTGCGAAATGAATGCAGACGTAGTCGGGGAAGGATGCCATCACACTGCCTCCTGCCATCCGAATCTACCCTTGCCAGCCTGAGCAAGCAGACCACCGCTGGCGAGATCGTCTGCGGCGGCACCGATGAACACTTTCAAGAGAGCCTCGCCCCCCGCGCCCTGGCGTCTCTCGGCGCGCTCAACACGAGCAGGTGCACCATTGTTGATAATCTCGATCTTCATTGATCCACCCGCATTACGCATGCCATTGACCGATTGCCCTTGAGTGATGGGCTGAACGGTTCCCGCATCACCTGGGATCAGGTAGGACTTGCCGCCCTGCTGAAACAGTTCAGGGCGACCGCCCTCGCCGACACGGTAGATGTTGTCTGCCGCAACCGGGCCGCCCCCTGCTCGATTCCCGCTACTGGACCCGATCGCGCTGCCCAGGGCATTGATCCAACCCTCGCCGCTGCCGCTGTAGCCGGAGGCCCATTTCCCGATAGCCTTCATTGCTTCCGATGCTGCGAGCTCTGCAGCGATACGCTGCATGGCCTTGGCGAAGCCCTCGACCATGCCACCCAGGCCATCGGCGAAGGGATCGAAGAGGAAGTCAGCGAAAGCGTCCTGCATGTTGCGGGCGGCCTGCTCGGCAAAAACGCTCATACTGCTGGTGGCGTCCTTGCTCTTATCTACGATGGAGTCGAAGCTCTTCCCGTAGATCGCATCGAAGTCATCGAGCGCGTCCTGAGTTTTTGCCAGCGACAACAGGTACTCGGCCTGCTGTTCACCCAGCGGACCGAAGGCGCCGG